CTATATCAACCTTACCTTCAGATATAAGATTCTTTATATCAGGTATTAAAGTATGAATTGTTTTCTCAACTGTCATTCTGAAGACCTTTCTTCAAGTAACTTTTTGTAGAACTCTCCTACTTTTATTATCTCATCTGGTTTAGCATCTGTTTTTATTTGATTAACTTTATTGCAAACCCATATCACATTCCCTATTTCATAGCCTTTATCGTTATCAATTCTATCAAGACTTGCAGAATTAAATGCTGGGCCGGAACCATCTCGTACTTTAAATTCAATACCTAAAACAGGACATCTTCGATCTTCATAAGGGAAAATTTCTTTTAAATAGTCTTTAGTTATAGTAAAGGGTTTTTTTAATTTATTTTTATTTCTTTTTTTAGCACCTTTAAATACTATACTAAAAAAGTAGCGACCAAAATTACGATAATCTTCTCTTATATGTTTATTTAACTCGGCGTTACTTTTAAAAGGCATTAACCTATTCCTTTTTCATTTTGGCGGTCCCGGTAGGACTTGAACCTACAACCTATAGATTAGAAGTCTATTGCTCTATCCTGTTGAGCTACGGAACCAGAAAAAAAATTTGAGCAGTTTTACATCGTACTCAGGATGTTTTCACCTTTAGTTCAAATAGAAGAGTCATTATGGGTGACTATGACAATCTTCTATCAAGTTGTATCCAGTTCCCGTTAAACCCTCACTGTGGATACCGTAACTCACGGTTAGAGTTACCCCACTTAGACTTACATCAATTCGCGTTCAAGATTATCGGAAGACTCAAGAACACCAGTATTGAAGTACTGTGGCTCTGGATCAAGAGCCATACGATTAGGAGTGTACTCTTGCAGTTCAAGAACCATAAGAGCATTAAGCCCAATTCCAACGCCCTTCTTTCCTTTGTAGTTATAAGGGTAGGTGTGAATGGAAACTTTAGCATAAGTTCCATTTCCGATTCGTACATCAGGGTTCCACGGATTTCCTGCTGCATCTAAAACTTTGATAGGAAACTTGGAACGAGCAACAATGAAAGATTCAAAATCTTCCTTTTTGCCTTCTCCGGTACGTACAGTAACACCGCCGTTTTCCAGTTCTTCAACTGTGTCACTGTGAAGATTACCAAGAGTAACCTCATATTTTTGTGACATTTCATTAACTTCGTACAAACTGGGATAGTACAGTGTTGCATACAAAACTTTGTCCATTGCTTTTTCTCCTTAAAGGGTAAAATGTTCTAATATTATACAGGCTGAAACAGGTCTTGTCAAGTCTTTTTTTCAGTGCGTATCCGCCCAAGACATTCCGATCTTCGCTTCAGCGTCCATCGGAAGCCTCAGATTCAACATACGCCCTGCTTCTTTGATTGTCAAGCTTGAAAGTTCAACTAATCGCTTTGCGTCATCTGCGTGGCTTTCGTACTGCAACTCATCGTGGACCGTATTGACTAGGTTCGCCTTCAGCTTCTCAGAGCGTATGCTGCGGTCCATGTTGACTGACCACTGCTTACACACAATACTCCCACCGCCTTGTAGAAGGGTGTTAAGAGCCGCGTGAGCGTGCCTGACGTACAGCCTTCTGCCGTCAAGTCCGCGAATGTACCCTCGCGATGCTGCGTCCTCTACCTTGCTTAAAAGTGCCCCCAAACTCGGTACGTTTTTAAGAAACTGATCCTTGAGTATCTTTCCTTGCACTGGGCTAACACCTAAAATACTTCCTAGTTTAGTAGGTGAAGCACCGTACACAAAAGCGTAAAAGAATGTTTTAGCTAACTTACGATCATCTATTCCTAATGCTTGCATTGTAACATTGTGAGGATCACCAGAAAGAACTTCTTTTGTGTAATCAGCATCATTCATGTAGTGAGCAAGCATCCTTAATTCTAAACCTTGAGCGTCCATACCTACAATACGAAAGCTCTCGTTAGGAGAAGACCAACAATCTCTTGATTCTTTACCGTAAGGTTTATCTACAGCTACTACATTCGCCATATTAGGATCGTTGTGTGTCATACGACCCGTAACTGCACCAAGAGTAAACACCTTGCCGTGTACTCTACCGTCATCCCCTAAAGCGTCTATCCACGACTCTGCTGTTTTCCACCTGTTAGTAAGCATTTTCCATTCAGAAAGTTTTCTTACTGATTCTGGTGCTGTTTCTGGTAACGTAGCAAGATTAGTTTCATTTACTTTTGGTGAACCTTTTGGAGTTAAATCAATAGGCTTCCAACCAGACTCATTCATTCTTTCAACTATTTGCTTGTGCGAAGCAATGTTAAAAGGTTGAAATTCTATCTTCCAAAAAGGGCCAGCTACATCTTTGTAGTCAAAACCATTTAAACCTACTTTAGACATAACTCCTTTCTTAGTATACTTAGGTAAATCATTACGTATTACTTTGACTTTAGGAGGAAAGTACTTAGTAATATTACACTCTATTTCATTGGCTTTACTTTGAGTTTTGTTTATTAGTTCAAAAGTCTTTTGCTTATTCAAGTAAAAGCCATACTTAGATTGCCTAGATATTATGTCGGCAATGTCATGTTCAAGGTCGATGCTTTGCTGGGAAAAGTCTTTACCTTCCTGAATAAGAATAGAATATATTTTGTATGTTATTTCAACATCACGTTTACAATATTCTATCATCTTTTCTGATAGTTTCTCAAAGTCTATAAACTTTAGTTTACTTATACCAAGTTTACATCCCCAAGACTCAAGGCTATGTCCTCCTTCTCTATCAGGTACAAACAACCTAGACATAATTAAAGTATCTTCAGCTTTTTTTATGTCTACATTCCAAAGACGTTTAAGAACAGGAAAATCAAACTCTACGGCATTGTGTCCGATAAACACATCATTATCAAAATCAAAACCGTGAGAAAGAAACTCCTCTTTTGTTTTGTGTACGTGTACTTCGTTTTTACCTATTGTCTTGGAACACACAACCCATATTTTCTTGGCATTAAGATGGTCAGTCTCAATATCAATTACGTGTTTCATTAGGTAACCCCAATCCATGATAAGAAGGTTTATCATTAGATTTTTCTATTTTAAACCACTCAGGCTTGTTGCGTTTTTTCCAAGTTGCGAAATCACTTTTTTCAACAACATAGTAGGTACGATACGCTTCAACAGTGTCAGAGCCTTTGCAGTAGTCAGGCATACACTGCGGCGGCGGCGTAAAATCGTCATGTTCTATGTCCACTGGAAACTTCCACAAAGGATGAAGCAACCTACCGGAAGCGTGGTTTTTGTCATAACGATAAGTGTATTCTTTAAGAAGTTGGTCGTAAAGATTCCACAACCAATAATAATTCTCAGAAGACTTACGAACCCAAATAGAAGAAGGATGGTTGATATGTGTAGCTTTGTACAAACCTCGTTCATCAGCAAGCTTGTTACCGTCAAGTAAACGATGCGCTGTTGAAAGAAGCTGTGCAGACTCAAGGATCATTTTAACTACGTGTTTGTCACAGTGCATCTGCGCTGCAAGTATAGGGTCTTCGTCAAGATAGAAGATGTTCATCTAGTGCCTTCCACGATACAGGATAAAGGTTGTTACATTCTATTCTAATATTGTTTGCTATGTATCTAGTTTCTTTTTGTGCGTCATCCTTTGTTCTTAGAGAACACACTCTAGCAAAAGCAGCTAAACTACCACTCCAGTACCATTCTGTGTACATGTTTTGTGGTAAAATCATTCTTGCCATTTCTGGAGCAATTCCTAGATTAATCATATTAGAATAACATTCAGTAACAAATTTCATTAAAGGCGCTGTATTGTAGCGAATAACACCGTCGTTTGACGATCCTTGTTTTTTGTCATTAGCTCGTTTTCTCCAAACGTCAGGGATAAAAAACTCTGGTTCGTCATCAACATATCGCCTTGATACTTCGTTCCAGACCAACCCTACCTGATGTTTGACCAATTGTCTAGCCACAAATATGGGCGCTTTGATGCGAAACTGGAGAAAGCAATGCCCGAATGGCGTCCAGTGATTGTGCTTGGCAAGGTAGTTTATAAGCCGTTCGTCCTTTTCTGTCAAGACGTTTTCTACAGGACCGGCTGGCGTTATCGTTTCCCATTCGGATTCTTTGTTAAAGGAAACTCTTGCAGCGTTGACCACTGTAAGATCAGACCCCATTGAATCAATTAACTCAACCTGCATAGTACTTCACCAAACCATTAAAAAGTAAAGCTGAAGAAACAGAGTTAATAACAATTAAAGCTCTGTCGTTCCAAAGTATACCTACAGTTAGCCAGCCAAGTAATCCTATTGTATGTACAAATAGATTAAATGGATACACGTTGTTACTTGTTAGCATCATTCCAAAGATAAGTATAAATGTAGCAATCCATTTAATATACCAATCTATAGTGTGAGTAGGCGTAGCCTTTTTAATAGTCATAAATTCTCCATCAAGTTAAGTTCATCAATTTTAAGATTGTAACAAGAAGCTTTTACTGTGTAACCATTATCTTCGTCTACAGTTCCTTTCTTTAATAATGTTGATTTATTAAAATATTCTTGTTTAGGCAACCAACCCAATAACCAAATCTTTTTTAAGCTGTAAAGTATTCTAGTAAACACATAAACATCACATTTCTGTTTAGTGTTGTATTCTGCTATTGAGCAATCGTAGTAGCTTAAAGGTTTTACTCCTGTTGTTTTTGTTTTAACATCAATCTTTAATTTACCATTGTTTTTTGTGTTAAGGTAAAAATCATAATCATAAGTGTTATCTTCAACAACATCATGTTTATTGTTTATAAGATAATCCATAACACAATACTCACCTACATAGCCAGCCTTATTACCTCTGCCTTGAGATATAGAGTTTCTAAGGACTCCTAGTTTATCTGATGCTTTTTGAGCTTTGTCAAGCATATTTTGAGATACGTTCATTTCTATCATCATCATGGAAATATGTCCTAGTAATGGAAGGAGAGGGTAAAGTGTACAATAATCATTAAAATACCTATTAAACACACTAAAAGTTCCGTTTTTGACATGTTTTTACACCTTATTGTACCTTTAATACTCCATAAGAATGGAGTCTTTTCTTAATCGTATAAATCGTCATCGTCTTCGTCTACCATTTTAAGTAGTTTTGAATTAGAGTATCTTTTTGCTGCTGTTTTTTTACGCTTAGATTCTACAACACGTTTCCTGTACAAAGGGTCTTCAAGGTTATGTGCCATGACGCTTCTGCGTGACCCCTTTTTCCGGTCGTTTTGTTTCCGCTGGTACGACATTTTTTCATTTTCCCTCTTGACACGGGTTTCGATAGGGTGTACTTAAACGATTATACTGTTCCTGTCAAGGCCAAAAGGAGAAAAAAATGGGTAAAATGAGCGATTTACACATAGACTATTCAGAACACATAAGATTATGTTCAAAAAATAATATTGAAAAAGAAGAAGCATGGGTATTATTAGACACAAATATAAAGAATGTTGTATATAAAGAAGATTTTCTAAAAGATTATTCTGAGCTTAAAGGTGAAGATAAAAATGATTAAAAAAGCTGAATAGTACAAATGACTGATGAACGTGAACCTTATTGGAATTACATGGGAAGAAGGTTACGTGAAGTACGTGATAATACTTTTCTCACAAAGGAGGATTTGTGTAAAAAGGAAATAGCAGAGATGCAAAAACAAGTACACCTATTACAATTAAGAGTTAAAGAGTTAAAAGAGATTGTTGATAGGCAAAGTAAAACCATTAAATCATTGTTACCTTCAATTACAAAAGATTAGTCACTTGTGGAAAGAAAATGTTGAAGTTTGTAAAAGTTGTTTCCTGTTGTTGTGTTTTACTTTTTTCTTTAAATGGATGTATTCACTTGATAGTTCTAAAATCAATGTTTGACATCATAGGAATACACAAACTTAACGAACTAGAAAAAGAAGTAGACAAGCTAAAGGAAAAGAAGAATGATAGTAACACGTGAGTTAGAAGTCATGTACAGGTGCCATGTTTGTGAAGCTAAAGCAGACGTAATAGATGATCATGTTTATTGGTGTTCGACATGCTGGCTAAAAAGGGAAAAGAAAAAAGATAGTCTTAGCCGTATCTCTGATTACGAAAGAGAATCAAACGTAGATTGTGATGAAGGCGGTCAATTTGGTATGGGAGCTTAACGGACCCGTAGTTCAGTTGGTTAGAACGAACCGCTCATAACGGTTATGTCGTAGGTTCAAGTCCTACCGGGTCCACCAAAGCGGGCGTGGCGGAATTGGTAGACGCTACAGACTTAAAATCTGTTGTCGATTAAGGCGTGCGGGTTCAAATCCCGCCGCCCGCACCAAAAAGGAGAA